TTTAAATCAATAAGTTATGGTTCTTATGCCACAAGCATGGGGTGCTAGGGGTCGAGTGTTCGAATCACTCCGTCCCGACCATATTTACTGAGTAAAATCAGGCAGTTAAGCCGATCAGATAGATCGGCTTTTTTGTGCCTGCGCAAAACATGCGCAAAACTCGCGCAAAACTAACCCGTGATTTCGCTGATATTCAGGTCGGGGATTGCCTCTGACCACACGATATCTGCGTGATCCTTCTGGTAGTTTCTGGTCATGCTCTCGCTTGCATGGCCGGCGATTCTCTGCCCGTCCTTTCCGGCTTTCTGATACAGGTGCAGCGACAATGCTCGCACTTCGTGGAAGCCCGGCATTTCCTCTTCCTTCCAGCCTTTGTAACAACCTGCCGCTTCCCGGGCCTCTTTGAACGCCCGCGTCAAATAACGCTCTTCCACCTGTGTCCAGTGATCCTTCGTCTGCGCCTGCTTCTGTTTCAGGCGATCCGGGCGGCGATGGACCAGGTAAGGGGAGGCGATATCATCCCGGCACCGGCTGATCACAGCCTGGAGCTCATCGGTAACTTTGAACCGTATCCATGCCGCGTCACTTGCCTTGGCCGTCTTCTGCTGCACCACGTACAGAAACCCCTCCCGAACCCCATCGAATCTCATGTTAAGGATGTCGGTACGACGCTGCGCCGTGATCAACGCCAAGTCGATGGCGTTTTGCAGCCAAGCCGGTGACTTCTCACGGATGGCTTTCAGGCCCTCGATGGTGTGCCGCTTGCGCTGCTTCTTCTCGATCCGGTTGATCGTGCTTGCCGCTGGATTGTCGGGGCACAGGCCTTTGGCCGCCGCGTGGTTGAATATGTCGACCAGCAGAGCTCGACACTGGTTGGCGGTGCGCGGGGTGAGCGCGTCCAGCATTTCGGCGATCATGCGGATCGTGATTTGGTCCACCGCCTTGCCTTCGAAGTGTTTCCGAAAGCGCCGAAAGTGGACGGCGTACAGGCCCAGGGTGCCCTTGGCGAGCTCCCGCGGCGGCAAAACATCACGCTCATAGGTATCGAGGAAACCCGCGAAGGTCTCGGTTGAGTTGCCCAGCACAGCACCAACTAGGTCGGCGCCGCGCATGAACTCCAGATTCAACTGCTTCGCTGCGTCGATTGCCTTGATGCGATCGGTACCGAACTGGAACCACTTACCGTCGGTGGGCCGCCGGTAGCGATAGCTCGAACGCCGCGAATCGAAGTACAGGTTCTGCGGGAGATTCTTGTTCGCCTTGTTGCGCGGCCGTGGGACCATCATGCAGCTCCTTTCAGCACCATCGCCACCAGGTCATTGCCGGCAGATTTTGAAAACGCCACCCAGTCAATGTACCAAAGCTTTCCTATTTGCTCGCCTGGTAGCTGGCCGTTGCGGATGTGATTGCGGATCGCTTGGGGGCACGGGGGCGTACCATTTTCGCCCCACCGCCGACGTTGAAACTCACTGATCTTGATCAGCTCTCTTTTCATGATGATGCTCCGTGCCGCGCCTGGCGGCTGAAAGGATTACGCGGGCCGCGCCTTCTGGATGATGTAAATGAGGATGCAGGCGGTGGCGGCTAGCCAGACCATCGAGCCGAAGCCGGCGGTGATTAGGGCAGCGTCGGACCCGTGCTCGACCATCTGTGGTGCGGCGTAGACGAACCAGAGCAGGGTGATCAGCAGGTACAGCAGGGCGCTGATCAGGACTTCAAACAGCTTTTTCGCTGACATAGGAGTTCCTCGCCCGCCGTTCACCGGCAGGCTGTAGGTGGATTGGGGTTAGGAGGCTGGATTGGTCTGCTTGCGCTTGCGGGCTGCTATAACCAGTGACTTCGAGGTTTTAGCTACGCCGCCGGCGACGTCTTCTGGCAGGATGGCGGTCATGCAGTGAGGGCAGAGGGGCGCCATCTTCGTGCTGCGCCAGGCTTCGTCCATCACCTTTGCGGCGCGGCTGCGGATCTGGAACTGTTCAGCTTCTGCCATCTCACGGCGCCGGGTATTCAACTTGCTCATGCCGACGCTGAAAACCTCTACTATTCCAACGAAGGCGTCGAAAGCCTCTACCTCGGCTTCACAGTCTTGGCACCAGACGCGCCGCTCTCCTTGGTCATAAACCAGCTGTCTGTGTCGGCAGGATGATGCCGGGCGCCTTGTTAATCCTCGGGCCACGCGAAGGTCTTCGATCTGAACGACCTTCACACCGTAGATGTAATCCTGCGGCTCAATCGGTGCGTCACTCACGGCCTCCACCTCCTTCCCACGCGAAACACCATCATCATGTTGTGATGCAATGGCACCTTGAGCACATGGTCGTAAAACTCACCCTTTCCAGAGATGAACCCGGTAGGCACCTTGCATTTTGCTGAGCCGAATTCTCGCCAGCATTCTTCGCCGCCGTTTGAGTCCCAGTAGGCGCGTTCGCGCTTCGAGATCTCATCGTAGGTTTTATAGAGGTCGTCGGAATTGGGGACATCACAGATCCGGCGCCATGCTGGATTGCGCTTGCACCACTCGGCGGCATGCTCAGCAGCTTGGTCGGCAGAGTAAAACTCTTTGGTGTTATGTTCGGTCATGGCCTGGGCCCCCTGTAGATGAGCCAGGCCATGTAGAGCAGGGGGAGGATCATGGTTGCTCTCCACGATAGGCTTCGATGGCGGCCGCTATCGTTTCCCCGAAGATCAGCCAGATGACGCCGATGCCAAATAGCACCAGCCAGGCCCAGTCAGGCAGAAAGGTGAAAAGCAGAATTATCGGAGCGGCGACCAGCGCGACGACCAGTGCAAAAATCATCATCGCGATGAAGAGACCTGCTTCACGCTTGGCGGATGTGCGGGCGGCTGCCCATGCGGCTTTGAGTCTGTGATTCATGGCTGTGGCTCCTCTGCTTCCCACGGGTTTTCGAAGAGGTGCTGTGTCACCTCGTCATAGACGGCCTGGGCAATGTGATCGTCGGACGGGCTGTCCTTGTTCAGCGTGAGGTTCAAGTACAGCGGTTCGCGCTCTTGGCCGTCTTTCTTGAAGTGGATTTCAACGTTCAGGCTGACTTTGCTCATGGCGTCACCCGGTGTCGTACCCACACGCAGATCGGGCCGTCATCGGTATCGTGGATTGAGAAGATGAACCAGCCATCTCCAGTAGGCTGGGTTGGCGACCATGCCGAGCAATCCGCGATGCCACTTGTGAACCAAGCCGCCTGCAGTTCGTCAGGGGCATCCCCCTCGAAATTGCGCTCACGAACTTCCAGGCCTCGATCGGTGAACCATGCGTACGGGATCAGGTCTTCATCGGTGGAGGGCCATTTGGGGTGGGTCCAGAGCCCCATTTCGTCGCGCACGACTGGCATCGGCTGGATCAAAACAGTTTCTTCAGGCATGACTTCGTCCTTGCCGCTATAGCGGCTGACTTTGAAGGGGGAGGGAGTTACAGAGATTTGCAGCGGTTGGAGCGCTTACGGAACTCGTAAATCATGCCTCGCAGATCTACCAGAGACTCCTGCAGATCACCCCGGGCGCTGTCGATCGCTTCGAATAGCTCGTCTTCACCATCGTCGCCGCCCTCATCTACAGCGAGCAGAGCCAGGCCATATGCCTGGAACCTGGCTAACACGTCATCGGCTGACTTGGCCATGTACTCGGCGTGCTCGATGGCATAGTTCTCTGGTGATCGGTCGGCGAGCTCCACCGCTACCGGCGCCGGCTGAACCAAGCGCATTTCATTGGGTGCCAGGGTCGGGTCGACCACAACGGGAAACCCGAACGCCGTGGCGGGCTGCTCCAACCCAGCGGAGGCTTTGTCGCAAAGCTCCAGGACCCAGTCGATCCACTCCTTTCGCTGACGATACTGCGGCTCATCGTCGCCAATAATCGTGACCTTGTAGGCCGGGCTGCGGTTGATTGACCGGACGGCGCTGATCAGGTCCTTCAAGGTTGCTTGCAGCTCCTGAACCCGACGCTCTGCCGCCATGCCCGACTGCTGTTCTGCCTGGCGCCGCTGCTCCAGGCTGTGGTTCTGCTCGTCGCGGTCGTTCAGCAGCAGCTGCAGGGCGTCACGCTCGCGGATCGCCTGAGTGTGCTTGCCGCGCCAGTACCGCACGGCTTCCAGTTCCTCTGCTGCTGTGACTGGTGGCTGACCGGTCATGCGCCTCTCGATCATCTGCCAGGCTGGCTCGTATTCCGGCCAGTCGCTTTCGATCACTAAGAACATACGGGCAGGAGCCCCGCTGATCAGCATCGAGTCATGCAGCTTTCTGCACTGCCCCGAAAAGCTTCGGCGAATATCGGCAGATGCCTTTTCCATGTCGTTACGCTTGATGACAATGTAGCGGTCTTCGCGCCGGAATGAACCGGCCGGTTTGTTTTCTGCGGGCATGGCTATGTCCTTGCCGGGGCATGCCCGGGCGGTGGGTGATGTTAGGGTCAGGCGCTTGCGGATAGGACTAGGGTTTCGTCGCCGCCGCGGGAGATTCCGGCATGCAGATCCACCTGGCGGCCGGCAAGCATCCCCGCAATCTGAGCATTCAGATCGATATCGACATCGCGCGCTTTGCGAGCCTTGCCCACGCCTTTGCTTGCGAGGTACTCGGCGATCAGCGCCTTGTCTTGCGCTTCGACGGCGATGATGTCGCGTCCGTTGCTTGCTGGTGGGGCATCGTCTTCGCCCTTCGGAACAAGGGCGCTGAGCTTCCCGTAGACCTCGTTGACCCATGCCAGGGCAAAGTGGTCGCCTGCTGTTTCGGCTGAGTACGAGCTGCGATGCACGCCCGCACGCACCGCTGCGACGTATTGCTTGCGGGCAAATTTCAACTTCGTCAGCAGCGCCTCGAACGCATACAGCGCGATGTGCTGGGCAGGTGTCACGCCGACGAAGGATACGCGGGCGAGGATCCGATCTTTTTCCCTGCAGTACTGCCGACCGTACAATGCGGTGCACCCGAACGCATGAGAAACCGCGCTGCTTAAGTTGCGCTCCCAGGTGGGGAGGCGTTCTGCTCGAGCGAACTGCGATTCGACTTCGCCGACGTCGCTCAACTTCACATCCATCTCGGTCAGCCGATACTCGCGCATCAGTGCCTGAGCCTGCCGGAGCGCCGTCGCCGCTTCGTTCTCATTGGCGCTTTGGGCCAGTGCCAGGCAGTGCTTGATTTTGCGGATCGCGCGCTCAAGCTTCTTTTCGTCGATCTGTTGTGCGGACATAGGGGATCCTCGCCGGTTGGCGTGATTCGTAGTTGATGGCTATGACTTGTTAGAGCTCACACTGACCGGAGGCCGACATGAGACTGCAAAGCGACGTAGATGCACTCGCGGCAATAGAGGAAGACGCGAGGGCGATGCTGAAATGGGTAGGTCTGCCTGACGACGCTCAGAAACTGGCGATAGTCGTGTTCCTTCGCCAGGTCATTGATCTGGCGACCTATACAGAGTCGGCGGGTCTGCTATCTGATGTGCTGGACTTCAGCTGACGATCAGCTTGCAGGCGCTTCGGTCGGCTGCTTCTTCGGGTAGGTCTTTGTCAGTGCGCCGTTGACTGCATGGCCTCGCTTCAGCACGACCCGAGCCAGGGCAGCCCGGTCTTTCTCGCTGTGGCTGGCCTGGCTGAGCAGGCCGAAGTAGCTGTTGGCGGTTTCGCGCAGATCCTCGGCGGGCGCCTGGGCCGTTCGCTTCAGTGCCTGGACCAGCGACCTCTTCCGCGTCGTGCGCCGCCAGGGCTTGATGACGTGCCCGACGAAATCGACGCCCCGATCTACCGGTTGAAGAATCGTCTTCTTCGGGTTCAGCTTGGCGCCCAGCCTGGGCAGGAAGGCTTCCACCTCTGCCAGCCAGGCGTTGAGCTGTTGTGGCGACTCGTGCAGGAATACGAAGTCATCGACGTACCGGATGTAGTGCTTGGCGCCGAGCCGGTGCTTGGCGAACTGGTCTAGGGCGTTCAAGTACACGTTCGCGAAGAACTGCGAGGACAGGTTGCCAATGGGCAGCCCCAGGCGGGCAGGCTGCGCGGTGAGGCGCTTGTGCTGCGGCACCCGATTGAACAGATGGGCCGGGCTGCGCACCTCGTAGTCCTCGCGAGGGTCGTGCATCAGGATCTGCTCGGCCAGAGTCAACCACCAGGGTTCGGTGATCTTGGCGGCCAGCTGCTGGCGCAGGACCTCTTTGTCGATGGCAACGAAGAAGTTCGCCAGGTCACACTTGAGGTAGAAGATCGGCTTCGACCAGTTCTCGCTGGCGCTGCGGATCTTCGATTCAAGGCGCTGGGCGGCGTACAACGTGCCGCGCCCTGGGATGCATGCACAACTGTCCGCTATGAAGCTGGCGTAAAAGCGCGGTGCCACATGGTTGTACAGCAGGTGGTGGACGACGCGGTCCCGAAAGGCTGCCGCCCAGACCTCTCGGGCTTTCGGTCGGGTGACCACGAAGCAGATGGAGCGGCCTGGCCGGTAAGTGCCGGCGGTCAGGTCGTCGTAAAGCTCCAGCAAGTTGATCTCCATGTCCTTTTCGTACAGCCGGGCACTCGCGGTATTCCGCTTGTTCCGACGGCAGTCGTAATAGGCCTGGACAAGATCCTCGAACTGGAATGGAGCAACACTTAAATCTGCGGACAGGGCGCACCAGGCGCTCGTGGCTCTTGTCGTTGTTGTTGAGCCAGCCATCTTCAAAGTCCATGTTGTAGGCGTTGTTGGCGGAGAACTGCGACCTATCGAGCTATCTACGTCGCCTTGCCGAAGGCTGTGCCGATCAGCGAGGAAACTGTGCAGGACCTACGCGGACGCTTTAGACCGGCGGTATCCGTTGTGCACATGGCGGTGACCCAGAGGTCAGCGGCTCGACCAGATTTTGCGCACAGGCGGGAGGGCCTTGACCCTCACGCAGCGGGCGCGGTTGCTGACTTCTTCCAAGCATTTGCCTGCCGGCCCACAGAGGCCGTCATCTTCATTGCCCTGGCATGCTGTCCCTTGCTGATCAGCCCTCTGTTCGTCAGGGCTCGCAACAGATAATTCAGCATCCAGATGCTTTCCAGCAGGAGGTTGAGGTGGGGGAGTTTTTCACGGGCCATGTTGGCGCGCCCGATCAGCACCAGAACCTGCAGGCACTCGTCCCTGACTTTGGCTCCTACCACCTGCTTCAGGTCTCGCGGAATATTCCGCACCAGGTCAAGTGATAGGCCGAGCAGTTCCTCTGCCACCTTGTGGATTTCCAGTTCCGTATGCAGGGCCATCCTGGCCTCCTTGAAAAGCGAGGGCGCTATCGCGCCCAGAAATGAAGAATTGAATGATTAAAGGAATTTCCTGCGGACAGGGCGCACCAGGCGCTCGTCGCCCTTGCCGTGGTTGCTGAGCCAGCCAAAACCAAAGAACATGCCGTAGGCGCTGTTGGCGGAGAACTGCGAACTGGTCCAATGCCAGGGATTCGAGAACACCCCCGCGACTGTAGTTTCTAGGAATGTCGCCTCTCGGCGGGCCATCAGGTAGAAGTCCTTGTGCCCATCACGTTCGAAGTTGGCGCAGAACTGGGCGGCAGGTTGGTCATGCTCTCGGTTGCTGCTTACCAGGTAAGCGGTGTTCGCCTGGCCATCCCATGGTGATTTAGCACCGTCGAGTTCCTGGCCGTAGCCACCCCACTCAAGATCGGCCTCGGCATCTTCGCCAGTCGGCACGATCAGGTAGTAGGGGCGGTCACCGCCCTGGAACAGGCCGCCGTTCACGCCGCCTTCGCCAGGCCAATATTCGCCAATGGCCGGAACACCAGCCGCACTGCTGACTTGCTTGGCGGAACTGCCGAGCCCCGCGAGCACCTGCAGAGCAAGCTCCTGGCTAGGCGTCGAGAGCGTTGTCGTTCCGTCACTTACGGTGATCAGTTGCATGGAGAGCTCCAGGAATCGAAATAGGGTGCAGGCTGCCGGCGCTTCCCGGCAAGCTTCTGGTCTGAGCGTCGTCCTGACGCTCCCGGAATCGCCTGCAAAAAAAGAAATGAAGGAGTGAATTACTGAATGGGAAGGCTGCGGACAGGGCGCACCAGGCGCTCGGGGCTCTTGCCGTAGTAGTCGAGCCAGCCATCTTCAAAGTCCATGGTGTAGGCGGTGTTGGCGGAGAACTGCGTGCTCAGGTGGTGCCAGCGATCCTCGCGCAACGTCACCAAGCCATCAGCCTTGGCGGCCATGACCAGTTGGCCTTCCAAGCAGGAGGGAATGTGCCCACCCAGCTCCATGGCCTTCTTGGCGATCTCGCTGCCGGCCTCGGCCATGGCCCGGGTGTTCGCTTCGCCATCGCTGTAACTCTTGGCGCCGGGGACGTCCTGGCCGTACTCGCCCCATTCCCCGGCGAATTCGTCCGGCAGCTGGATCAGTGCACGCTCCTGGCCGTTGAGCCAGTAGCGGGTGATGAACGTGCCGCCGGCCAGCGGTTGGCCGCGTTCTGGCAGGTCTGCGGCGGCTACGAATTGCTGCAGTTGTTGGCTCATTGTTTTCTCCGGGGTGGCCGACAGGCCGCTAGGTGGGAGGTGGAACTGCGATTGGCGCAGGCGCTGGCGCACTTGGTTGTTGATCCGTCTCATGCAGGCTCGGCGAATGTGTATCCGTTTTCTCTGGCGATGAGCTGGACGCGCTTGATGTGCATCTTCAAAGCTGCTGCGGCTTCGCTGACGGTTTTGCCGGCTTCTGCTTGCGCCCGTACCGATGGTGCCAACTCGTCGCGCTCGGCTCGGAGTTTCGCGTGGTGCGCGGTGGTGCCGAAGAAAGGCGCCTCCGCACTCACTCCGCTTTCGATTTCCTGGATGGTCTTCCCTCTACCGAAAAATTGCTCCAGCTTCTGGTTCAGGTCCTGGATGATTGCGTCCCGCGGGTTGGGCATTGGCTCGCCGATCGTTGCCGGTCACCCGAGAGCGTGACCTTGATGCCGTCGGCGCGCGATTCCAGCTGCTGCGCGAAGTTGACCGCTTCCTTGTAGGTGAAACGGAAGCCCCGCACCTTGTGGGTAGCCAGCTCGACAATGTGGTATGCGCTTTCGCCCTTGGTGACGACCTGGTAGCGAATCTTCTGCACGGGTGGCTCCTTGCCGATCAGGGCGTAGAACTCGGCTGTGGCGGTGGTAGAGCGAACATGAAGGGCCGCGACCCCGTCGACTCTCTGTTGAATGGATGGATGCATGGCGATACCTCGTTGGGGTTGCGTTTATTCGTCAGCACTCTTTGCCGCCCGCTGGTTGCAGTTGGGCGCAGGGTAGAGTGCTGGCGGATAAAGGCGGGCGTAAAAAAGCCCGATCGAGCCCGGGCTTTCGTTGGCGTCACACAGACCTCCCTATGTGAGCGCTGGGTGCCTTCGTTGGAAGGGCTTTGGGTTTGTCTATTTCATGGCTGCCAATCCTCCGTTCCGTGGGTAGTGTTTGCAGGTGGCCGGCACTGCCCGGCACGTATCAGGCCTGGCCGCTCGTACCTGAACGGCCCCGCGATTCGCCTGCAAAGATTTGATTCACGCTTGGTACTCGTATGCCTCTGCGCGCTTGACCGTGCGGACCTGGGCCACTCGCCGTTCCGGAGTGCGCCGGTCACGTCTCATTGCATCCCCGTCGAACATGGAGTGCAGCGCAATCAACGTGGCGAGCACCAAGCACATCGGCGAGATGATCTGGCGGCGCATGGCCTCGGCGATCATGGCCGTTTGGCGGTTCACGCCGAGCTTGAACATTGCGTTGGAGAGCCGCTTCACAACTGTCCCCGGCTCAACGCCGAAGACCCTCGCGATTTCCTTTGCTGTCATACCCTGGGCAGATGACAGCAGGAACTGAAGCTCTCGCGGCGCAAGACCTCGACCGAGGTGACCCTTCCATGCGCCGCTGACGATTGTTGCTTCCATCAAACTGACTCCCGGTTGTTTTCCCAATGCACCCGTCACCAGGTGCATCAGTGAAAAATTCCGCTGTCCCTTCGGCGCTACTGGCGCGGTACGGGCTCATTCGAATTGTTCTTCCAGCCGCGGGCCTTTCGGCTTGTTCTCCCGCTGGATAACTGGTCTTGGCGCTTTACGCTGCGCACCCGGGTCAGTTGCCAACCCTCTGAACCGTTGAGGCCGGTTCATCGCTGCCTTCCATCTGGCCGGTTGTTATCCGGCGATGGAGTAAAAGTAGCAGTGCTATTTTTTATTGTAAATAGCATTGCTAATAAAAAATGCATTAGGCGTAAAAAAACCCGCTCGAAGCGGGCTTTGCTGAAAGCTATCTGGCTGCTATCTGGCGTACATGCCCCACCAGAAAACGTGACCGATAATCAGGATCTGCTCATCCTGAATCTGCTGAAAGGTGTAGTCCTCGTCCGGATGTTCGTCTCGATTGAAGCTGCGTAACCGGATCCCAGTTGGGAGTCGATAGAGCTGTTTTACACGAAGCTGGCCATTGTGGTTGATCGCGTAAAGGTCACCGTCAACGATGTCTTGAATGGTGTTTTTGGAGCAGTTAACGCCCACTGTGGCGCCATCTCTCAGTACCGGCATCATGCTATTCCCCCGGACCGTTACTACTCGTGCATTTCCAAACTGCACACCATTATGCCTGAGGCTGCGCTTGCCGAATCGAAGGCTGGAGGTTTTCCCTTCTTGAATGGCAAACCTCCCGGACCCAGCAGAAAGCTCGACCTCCTTGAGATAAGGCATTGCCACTTCGTCATCAGCCACAGGGGTGTCTTCATCCCAGACTCTGACGTCATCCAGGTTTTCGAGAGGGGCAGAGGTCTCGAGAGTATTAGGTGAACTCTCGAATATGAAGCCGCTGGCCAATCGGGGGCTGACTTCGGCCGGGTCAAAATCCAACACCTTGGAGAGCTTCAGCAGTGCCTCAAGATTGAGCGCAATTTTCCCAGTCGAGTATTGGCTAAATGCCCCTTGTCCACTCCATCCACAGGCAACCGCCACAGACTCTTGAGTCAGCTTTCGACCTTGCGCTCTGGCTTGTGATTTTCTCTTTTCATAGATCGCAGCCAAGCGTGCGCATTCCGCTTGCTCGGCCTGAGTGAGTGAACGTCTTTGCTTTTTCATGGCGACCATTTTATTAGCGATGCTGTTTTTCCGGCAAATAGCGTTGCTAGTATTTTGTTGCTGGTAAAAAATAGCGCTGCTACTATCTCGGCATGGCAAATGACCATGGAATCCCCATGAAAAGCATCTCTTTAAGTGAATACCTGGAATCGCACGGCACGCAGGCGACCCTCGCAGCAGCGTTGGGTGTGAACCAGAGCGCCATTTCGCAAATGGTTAAAGCTGGACGAAACATCCAGATCAGCATCTTCGCGGACGGCCGCCTTGAGGCAAATGAGATTCGCCCTGTACCGGCGAGGCCTAAGAGTTCCTGCCTGGGGATGGGCCGATGAACAAATTATCCAAGGGCACACCTCTGAAATGAAGTGCCTTGGATTAGCTGTTGATTTATCCAGTATAGAAATACCAGGCACAAAAAAGCCGGGCTGCAACCCGGCTCTTTCAACAACTTGTAAAACACAGTGGGGCCATTATGAACACGATCGTCGCTCCAGGCAATACGGTCACCATGTCGAGCCGGGAAATAGCCGAGCTCACAGGCAAGCAGCACAAGAACGTCCTGAGGGATGTCGGCGTGATGCTCGATGCACTGGAAAAGGCTGGCTCAGATCTGAGCCACGCCATTCGATATACAGATGAGCGCGGTCGTACTTCAGAGGTACGCCTTGATCGCGTGCTGACTGAGACATTGCTCACCGGTTATAGCATCCCGCTTCGCCACCGTGTCGTGACACGTTTGCGCGAGCTGGAAGACGTGTCACGACATGTTGTCACGATCCCTCAATCCCTTCCCGAAGCCCTCCGCCTTGCTGCCGATCTGGCAGACAAAAACGGCGAGCTGCAGCGCGTCATCACTGAACAAGCGCCAAAGGTCGCTGCAATCAAGCGTCTTGCGGCTGCGGGTGGAGCTATCTGCATCACAGATGCCGCCAAGCAGCTTGGTCTAGCTCCGGCGCGCTTGTTCTGCTGGCTTGAGCAGCACCGGTGGATCTTCCGTCGGCATGGCTGCAAGCGTTGGGTTGCCTATCAGCCTCGCATCACCGCCGGCCACATGACTCACAAGGTGACCGCGCTTAAGCCTGATCCAGAAACCGGCGTTGAACGCGCAGCGTTCGATCCTCTAGTTACCCCGAAGGGCCTTGCCCGTCTGGCCGAATTCAACATCGGAGCCTCGCTGTGAGCGTTCAAGCAATGTCGTGGGCGCTGTCGTTGCCCGTTCAAACTCTCAAGGACTCCAGCGCGCGCCACGTTCTGCTGTGCCTTGCCAACTATGCCGGTTCCAGCGGTGCTGGTGCCTTCCCATCGGCCACCACCCTGGCTCAGGACACTGGTCTGTCCGAGCGTACCGTGCGTTACAAACTGGATGTCCTGGAAGAGTCGGGCCTGATCAAAAAGGGCAACCAGGCCATCGCCGCCGTTCACATTGATCGCCACGACCGCCGCCCAGTGGTTTATGACCTTCAGCTTATGCGGGGTGCAAATCCTGCACCTCGTACAAACCGGGGTGCAGATGACGCAACGGGGTGCAACTCACAACAGAACGGGGTGCAGCCTGAGACAGAACGGGGTGCAGAATCTGCACCCAATACGTCAATTAACCATCAGGTAACCAAAGAGCAGCTGCAGCAGCGCGAGATTGATTCCGCTGTCGCCGCCCAAGACCGGTCAGCCGTCGAATCGCAAGACGCCCGCCAGCGCTTCGCCATGTTCGCCACCTGGGCTCCAAACGAGAAGGCGCTGTCGGATCAGATCGCAATCGCCGGGCTTCCTGCCGATGCGGTTCCCGAAGCGGCAATCCGGGCGTTCATGGGGTTCTTCGTCGCCAAGCCAGCCACCGTTGATAGCTCCGCCGGCTGGTGTTACCGGCTGGTGCAGTGGGTCAAGCGCGAACGCGTCAAAGCTTCTGGGCAAGGCAAGACGCCTGACTTCGATGACACCAGCTGGGCGAACGATCTGGGGGATCTGTGATGGAAAACAAGAAGCCACGCAGCACCGAACAACTGCTCAGCACGATGGGCAACCTTCCACCGGTAACGCTGGTTCAGCCAAAGCAGTTGCCGCCGGGCACCGCCGATGTCGTGAACGCGCTGTTCAAGGAGTTGCAGGCGATTTTCCCGGCTTGGAAACAGGCGTGGCCGGATGATGAATCGCTGAAGGCTGCGAAGCGGAGCTGGATCAAAGCTTTCCTCGCGGCCGGGATCAACCAGTTGGAACAGATCCGCTATGGCCTGCAAAACTGCCGGCAGATCGGCGGCGACTTCGCCCCGAGCGTTGGCAAGTTCATCAAGTGGTGCCAGCCAACCCCGGAAATGCTGGGCATTCCGTCTCACGACAAAGCTTTTCGCGAGGCGCTGGAGAATTCGCACCCCAGCCGTTTTGGGGCCCGCACATGGTCGCACCCAGCTGTTCGTCACGCTGCGCTCCAGTGCGAGATTCGCAATCTCGGCGACCTGATCCCGGAGAAGGCCAGCAAGGTTTTCGACCGGGCATACGACATCACAATTCGCAGGCTTGTTCAGGGGTTGCCATTGGAAGATATCGCCGTCGGCATTGGGCACGATGGCACCAAGGCGCCGGTCGAGTGGGCTCAAGAACTGACTGAGCGCGTTGCGCAGGCCCAGGTGTCGCGGATGGGCATTTCTACCAATGGCCAGGCCGCCCGCGAGCAGCTGCTGCGCCGTTTCGGCCTGACGCCATCGGCCCGGGTTGTCGGGAGTGCGCATCATGAATGATTCCCGTCTCGCACCAGTTGATCCAGCGAGCTATCGCTACGCCGTGCATTGCTGTGGCTTCAAGTGGGAGCTTTCCGACAAGCCTGATCGCGCCGTGGCGCTGTTCGAGCACTCGAGTGCAGCGCTGAGGTTCGGGCAGATGATGTGGCCATCAACTTTTGAGGTGGTCGATCGCACCACCGGGGAACGGGTATGCGCGTGACCTCGAAGAAACTCAGAGCCTCGGCCAACGGCCAGGACTGCGCCGTGCGTATGCCCGGCATCTGCAACCACAACCCGGAAACCACCGTCTTGGCGCATCTGCCGTGCGGACAGAAGGGCATGGGCATGAAGGGCTTCGACACCGTCGCGGTCTACGCCTGCAGCGCTTGCCACGATGTCATCGACGGCCGGGCCGCCGGCGACGTTGAGTGGGCGGACATGCCGCGGGCAATTGCCGAAACCCACGAGGCGTTGATCCGGGCCGGGATACTGACCGTAAAGGGTGCCGCATGAAGGCGTTTGGGTTGAAGCCGAAGCGCGCCAAGTCCGTCGACCGCGAAGGCCTGGAGCAGGCCGCCCTGCTGAAGGAGGTCACCCTGCGTTACCCGGCGGCCGCGAAGCTGATCTACCACGTCCCGAACGGCGGGCACCGGCACAAGCTGGTGGCGATCAAGCTGAAAGAGCAGGGCGTGAAGGCCGGGGTTCCTGACCTGGTGCTGCCCATGGCCCGTGGCGGGTACTTCGGGCTGTACATGGAGTTCAAGGCCATGCCGCCGTTCGACGCGGCGGTTTCTGCCAGCCAGGACTCTTACATCCAGGCGCTGACCGAGCAGGGCTATCTCGCCCTTGTCTGCCGTGGGCACATCGATGCGCTCGAAGCGCTCCGGGCCTATCTGCTTCAACCACCAACGAGGGCCGTCGCATGATCACCGTCGCCGTGAAAATATCCGATGCAGAGATCGCGCGCCAAGCCGCGAACGCAGACGTTTACAGTCTTCGGGATCCGGGCAACCCGGGGCTCTATCTTCGATTTTCCACTGATCGTGCCCGGGGCTCCTGGTACCTGCTGGTCAAGCGCCAGTGGTACAAAATCGGTGCATACCCAGGATTGAGCGCGAAGCAGATGATTGGGGCGCTGCCCGATATCCGCCTGCGCATTGCCAGCCACGGCGGGGCGGTGGTGTCTGAGTGGGGCACTGTGGGCGAGGTGCTGGCGTGGTTCGCTGAGCGCATGGCCAAGGACCGCAACCTGTCCGACAAGCGCAAGAAGACGGCCGCCTCGGCGATCAAGTGCCATTTGATACCGCGCCTCGGTGAAGTGCCGCTGGCCGACCTGGACCGCCAAACCTTGGATCGGTTGCTGATGTGGCCGCTTCAGGAGGTCCTGAAGATTGACACGGTGCGGCTGGTGTTCCAGCTGCTGGCCAAGGCCTTTCGCCAGGCAATGGTCCTGCGCCTGATCGACAATAACCCGATGCAGGGCATCAAGTTCAGCGACTTCTCCAAGGCCAAGGTGCGCGTGAAGCCGTCTCGGCTTCGGGTCGTTCACCTGGATGACTTGATCGTGAGCCTGACCGAGGAGTTCGAGACCCATCCGGAGGAAGCCTTGCTGGCCCTGCTGATGCTGTGCCATGGCAATCGCGTGGGGGAAACACGCCTGGCCGAGTGGCCGCACCTGAGCATCGCCGAGCGCACCTGGTTCATCCCGCCGGAGAACACCAAGACCCGGGCCGAGCATTCCCTACCGCTGACCGACCAGGTCTGCGCGCTGCTGGCCAAGCACAGGGCCAATCAACAGGCCGCCGGCTATACGGGTCGCTACCTGTTCCCAGGACGCAACGGCAAGCCACTGAGCGAGAGCCAGGCCAGTGCAGTGTTCCGTCGCCTGGGGCGTGGTGAGTGGACCAGCCACGACCTGCGCAAGCTGGCCCGCACCTCATGGGCGGATATCGGCGTGGACCATTTGATCGGTGAGCTGCTGATCAACCACGCCATGGGCCACAACGTGAAGGTGTACATCCAATCCGACGTCATGGCTCGCAAGCGTGCTGCCCTGGAGCTGTGGCACGCCCATCTAGACAGCAAGGGCTTTGCCCTGATTCACGGTTGCACAGGTGCTACATCTGCTGAATCCGATAATTCGCTCAAAGCCGCGCCGCATAAGGGCTGCGAGGCTACTCACGAATCAACCGTAGGCGAGGTTTCAAAATGAATAAAAAGCAGCATGGCCCCGCCTTTGTGCGTTGTCTGATCCCGATGACCGAGTGTCCTTCCTGCCATGGCGCCGGCCTGATCCGGGGCGTTTTCCATCAACTCGAATGCATCGGCTGTCACTCGTCCGGGTTCGTCCACGCCGAGACGCTGGAGCCCCTTCTGATGCAGGACCTGGTTATCCAGTTAGGCCTGTTGGTCCGCCGTAGCCGCAACCAGTCGAGCGGCGAAATTGGCGGGGCCCAGGGCCAATACAGCGAGAACAACCGCCGCGGTGCCGGCGGCACCAACTACACAGGGGATTGAGCCATGGGTATGTATAAGGACGTGATGGGCACCCTGGTGCGGGTGCTGGCAGCGGACAACATCGACAACAGCACCAAGCAGTCTTGGCAGAAGCTGATCGACGCAGACCTGCGCCAGGGTGGCACCGGCAGCACGCTGTCGGTGCGGGACAAGTTCGATTATGACTGCTGCCTGTACGCACTCCTGCATCGCCAGCTTGACCCGGCGCAGTGGGATGTGCTGGTGGCCAAGTATTCGACGCACAAGGCTAATAAGGTCAGTGCCATTGGCAGGCTGGTAGCTCGCATGGTTTCGCCAGCGCCTCAGTTGTTCATCTACAAGGCGCTGACGGCCTGGGCAATACCGAAGCTGAGGGGCATGCAGGTGGGGAAGCGATCCACAGACATGATCGTGTTGCCCGCTGAGTTCTACGACATGAATACCTGGGACTTGGCGGGCTCCCCAGAGCGCACGCGCCGCAACTGGCGAGGCGGAATCCACAAGCGGCTGGAATCGCTTGAAGAGCAGGCCGTCATCCATGCGACCGAGATATTCGACCGCGAACAAATCTTTGTAGATGCCGCTTGACCTGTTTGCCGGCTGGCCGTAAATTAACCCCATCATGTCGATCTTGCGCGTCATGACATGCAACAAACAAAGCCTAGCCGTCGTGCTGGGCTTTTTTGTGGCCATTCGCCAGTACCTGTGCCATTTTAATATTTTGCACAGGAGGTCACATGTCTATCATTGATGAGCTAAACGAACAGTACCTGCGGTATGACGCCGCTATGACTCTGCAACACAATCTTTTGGCGAAATCGCTCGGTGCGTTATCGGCGGGTTTCGCTAGTTATTTGGGGCTCGAAAAGGCCTATTGGCATCACGAAGATGGGAAGAAGGGCGATCGGTATGTGCGCCTTGGCGTCGGTGCTCCCGAGGCTTTTGAAGAAAAAATATGGCCTCAATTCAATAGCCTTGGCGGGATCATTCATTTTCCGTTGGCTGTCACTTTGGAAGCCGAAGACGCGACTTATAAGCGGTACAATTTTGTTTTCGAAGGCTCTGCCCAATTCGTTCCAGAAGGGTATCAGTATCAGTTCAAGGGCGTAGACCAGCCCGTTGTGCTGCCAGCTCACGAAGTCGAGGAAGAAGATTTTCGCGAGCTGTACAAGGTACTCATTGAGCAGTTGAAGCGAAAAATTGACCCTGACTCTATTCTGATTGCGAAAAGTAAATAAACGAAAACTTGCGCTCATTTTTCCAGCCCGCCTCGTGCGGGCTTTTTTATTTCCCGCTCCCTGATGGGGAGGAACCGAGATGTCGAACATGCCAGACAAACCAGACACCTGGGCGATAGCGCTTGCGTGGTTGAGCCAGCATTCGCCAATCCTCTATGCCGCCTCGTTGTCCTGTGCAATGGCTGTCCTGCGGATCACCTATGGTGGCGGCACGCGCCGTCAGATGATTGTGGAGGGCGCGATCTGCGGCGGGCTCGCCCTGACGATCATCAGTGGGCTTGAGTTCTTCTCGCTCCCACAGAGCATGGCTACCTTCGTTGGTGGCTGGGTTGGCTTCCTGGGTGTCGAGAAGATTCGATCCATCGCCGACCGGGTCACTGACTTCAAGCTTCCAAGCCGCAAGCCAGAGTAAAGCGCGCCACGTTTCGCGTATCAGCAAATTGTGTCGCGACACCAACCGAGAAGACCGCCATGGCCTATTACCCGAACGGCTCAACCCTTTATCTGGCCGAGCGCATCACTCGATTGTCTTCCCGCAAGGGTGAGCATGGGTACCGTCAATGGCTGATGCTCAATGAGCGTCAGCGCCAGGCTATTGTGGTGAAGGTGGACGGCAAGGTGATCAACTGCTGCATCTCTGTTGATGCGAAAGCCGGCTGGGTCGACTTCGGCGCTCGCCGAAATGGTCAGTACATCGTCAACAAATTCAAGGATGCGGTGGTTATCTACCGACTATGCGGTCGGGTCGAGATTACCTTTAGCTCTGGTGGCGTATGAGCGACGTAACCAGACCCCCACCCCCCCCACCTATGCGTAAACCATCGGCGCCACTCGCCCCAAGTCTGGGGTCAGTGCTGACTGTGCTGGTGTTCCTGCTCGGTGTGGTGGTCGGCACCAAGATGGCAGGAGCATGGTGATGGCCTGCAGTGGATGCGCCGCCCGGCGCGAATGGATCATTAAGATGAAGAGGCTTGCGTATGAGCGAGCAGCCCAGCTCCTTGGAAAGCCTGCTAGCCCAGGTACTGGCCGAGCAGGTCAGGCAGACCGCCCTGCTGCAACGGATGGCCGACCAACAGTTGATGTTGATCCAGGCGATGGCCAATGAGCCAGAAGATCCAGAAGCACTGCCACTGACCTACATGGATGGCTCGCCATGCCTCTAAGGCCAAAGAAGCCGTGCAACGCCCAGGGTTGCAACACGCTCACGCGCAACGCCAGGTACTGCGACGAGCATGCTCACTTGTTGAAGAGTGCCGCGCGAGCCAAGCCTCGGGAGAGCAGCACCAAGCGCCACTACAACTACAAGTGGCAGCAGGCCAGGGCGGGGTGGCTGGCGAAGCACCCACTTTGCAGGCACTGCACCGAGCGAGGCCTGGTTGTTGTGGCTACCGATGTTGACCACATCATTCCGCACCGGAACGACATGGTCCTGTTCTGGGATAAGACCAACTGGCAGAGCCTGTGCGGGCCGTGTCACTCGGCCAAGACGGCCGCCGAAGATGGTGGATTCGGCAATGCGCGCCGCTGAAAACAGAAAAACCCGCAAAAAACAGTGAAAATCGGCCAAATGAGAGTGATTCGCGCCAAAGGGGTGGGGGAGGGTCAAAAGTTCAGGGCCTTTGGCTTCTAGACCGCGCCCTCAGCCTTTCTTTCACGACCGCGAAATTAAAAATCCAGGAGTTGCGCGATGGGAGGCACCGCCACGGTCGCCGGCCGTGGTCGCAAACCCAAGCCGACGGCCAAGAAAGAGCTTGCCGGTAATCCGGGGAAACGCGCCCTTAACAAGGCCGAGCCCCAGTTTTCCAAGATCACAAACATTGATCCGCCTGAATGGTTTAGCGAACGAGCGGCCACGATGTGGAAAATGATTGTCCCGGAGCTGCTGCGCGAGAACGTGGTGGCAATCACCGATCTGCATAACGTTGAAGCCTTCTGTAGCGCCTATGACAACTGGCGTATGGCGCAGGAGTCGATCACGGCGCACGGCATCGTAGTAACGGGAGCCACCGGTGGCCCGATGAAAAACCCTGCGCTTACCGCTGCCAACGAAACGATGCGCCAGATGGTGACATTCGGGTCGATGCTCGGCCTCGATCCAGCCAGTCGAACGCGCTTGATCGGGGGCAACAAGGAGAAAGAAACCAACGAATTCGCCAAACTACTGAGTAGCTGATGACCAAATCCGCCCATCCCAACGTCGACAAGGCGATGGCGTGGGGTCGGTCTTTGCTCCGTGGAAAGGTCCCTGCCTGCCGTTACATTCATCAAGCGGTTCAGCGGCAATTCGACGATCTGGCCGCCAGTCGCAAGCGCGGGTTTCGTTTCAAGTTCGAGCCGGCTAAGGCAGAGAAAAAGCTAAAGCTGATGCAGTTGTTACCGCACACAAAGGGCGAGTGGGCATTCAAGCGTCAGTTGATAACGCTGGAGCCATGGCAGCTTTTCGGCCTCGCCGTGACGTTTGGCTGGGTCAAGAAGAAGGGCGGCCATCGCCGATTCCGTGAGAGCTACTGGGAAGTGCCGCGCAAAAACGGGAAGTCTGTGGTCGCTGGCGGTGTGGGCATCAGCATGTTCGTCGCTGATGGCGAGTACGGCGCCGAGGTGTATGCCGGTGCGACCACAGAGAAACAGGCTTGGGAGGTTTTCCGACCAGCCAAGCTGATGGTTAGCAAGTCGCCCATGCTGATCCAGGCCGCGGGCATAGAGGTCAACGCCTCGAACATGAACATCCCGTCCGACTTCAGCCGCTTCGAACCATTGATTGGCAACCCAGGCGACGGCGCATCACCCAGCTGCGCGATCGTCGACGAATACCATGAGCACCCAACGTCGGCTCAGTACGACACCATGCTCACCGGCATGGGTGCCCGTCGGCAGCCGCTGATGTTCATCATCACCACGGCAGGTGCCGACATCGAGGGGCCGTGCTACGACAAACGCCGGCAGGTGATCGAAATGCTCGAGGGCACCGTGCCCGACGAGGAACTGTTCGGCTGGATTTGGACGCTAGATGAAGGAGACGACTGGACAGATCCGAAAATGCTGGCCAAGGCCAACCCCAACCATGGGGTTTCGGTGTTCCAGGAGTACCTGGAAAGCCAGCAGGCCCGGGCGATTCGTTCGGCGCGCTTTACCAATACGTTTAAAACGAAGCACCTGAACCTCTGGGTGAGCGCCAAATCGGGTTTCTACAACATGGAAAGCTGGAAGGCTTGCGAAGACACCACGCTCACGCTCGAGCAATTCGAGGGTCAGGAGTGGAATGCCGGCTTCGACTTGGCGCGAAAGCTGGACATGAACTCTCGGGCGCGACTTTTCTGGCGTGTCATCGATGGAAAAACTCATTACTACAGCGTGGCCCCCAAGTTCTGGGTGCCATACGACACCGTCTATAACAGTGACAACAAACGCATGTCGGAGCGTTTTCAAGCGTGGATCAACTCTGGCCATCTGGAGGTCACGGACGGTGCAGAGATCGACTATCGGGAAATCCTCGAGGACACGAAGGAAGCCAATCATCATGCGCCGCTTCGGGAGTCTCCAATCGATCCTCATGGCGCGACAGGTTTGAGCCACGATCTCGACGACGAAGGTTTCAACCCGATCACCATCACTCAGAACTACACAAACATGTCGGACCCCATGAAGGAACTAGAGGCGGCCATCACCGCAGGCCGGTTTCACCATGACGGTAACCCGATCATGACCTGGTGTATCGGTAACGTGATCGGCAAAAACCTGCCAGGCAACGATGACGTTGTCCGCCCGATTAAGCAGGGCGACGACAACAAGATAGATGGCGCGGTGGCGCTGATCATGACGATAGGCCGGATACTCGCGAATGCGGATGTCCAGGGTTCTGTCGACGACTTCCTCTCCAGACCGATGAGCATGTAATGGCAGACACCGACTACAGCATTGACCTGCGCACCCGCAGCCCCTTTTGGGCGCGCATGGCGAGCTTCTTCGTTGGCGGACGGCTAGTCACTCCCGAGAAAGGATCGCAGACTGGGCCGGTGTCAGCATCCGGTGTGGTGGGTGACTCAGTCGTCAACGACGAGCGCTCGTTGCAGATTTCTACGGTTTTCGCCTGCGTCCGATTGATCTCGAGTGTTACGGCCTGCATGCCCTTGGACGTATTTGAGACCAAGGGGGATAACCGAAAGAAGGTTGGTTTGGACAATCCGTTGGCGCGACTTCTGCGATACAGCCCGAATCAATACATGACGGCGTTCGACTTCCGCGTTTCGATGACCATGCAGCTTTGCTATTACGGCAACGCTTACGCCTTGATCGAGCGCAACAGCGTCGGCGATGTGATAAGCCTCGTTCCCCTCATGTCGGTAAACATGGATGTCCGACTCGAAGGGAAGCGAGTTGTCTACCGGTACCGCCGTGACAACGAATATGCCGACTTCAAACAGGGTGAAATTTTCCACCTCAAGGGATTTGGATTCAACGGTCTGGTCGGTCTTTCGCCTATCGCATTTGCCGCGAAGACCGCCGGCGTAGCGGTGGCGATGGAGGATCAGCAGCGCGACTTCTACGCGAATGGTGCGAAGTCTCCCCAGTTGCTGATGACGGGTGAGGGGAAGGTTCTCAACAAGGACCAGCGAGCCCAGGTTGAGGAAAATTTCAAGGAGATATCCGGCGGCCCAGTCAAGAAACGACTGTGGATTCTGGAGGGTGGTTTCACGACGCAAGCCATCGGTGTGAGCCCGCAAGACGCTGAAACAATGGCTGCAAGGAAATTTCAAGTCAGCGAACTTGCGAGATTCTTTGGTGTGCCGCCGCACCTGGTGGGCGATGTTGAAAAGTCCACAAGCTGGGGGTCAGGCATTGAGCAGCAAAACCTTGGGTTTCTTCAGTACGCACTCGATCCCTACTTGGAGATTTGGGAAGGCTGCATTCTTCGCTGGCTTGTAAAGCCCCAAGACCTGGGCGTGATACACGCCGAGCACAACCGCGACGGCCTGCTGAGTGGTGATTCCACCGCCCGGGCGAATTACATGAAGACTTTGGTAGACACCGGCCTTCTCACGATCAACGAGGGAAGACGGGTGAACAACCGGCCTCCAGTGCCAGGCGGTGATGTTGCGACCCGTCAATCACAAAACGTACCGCTTACCCAACTCGGCCAACCGAACCCCGCACGCAGCGGGGTTTAGTTTTTCTGGAGCTACCCAATGTCCAATATTCAAAAGACCTTGGCCTTTGATCAGGTCGAGATCAAGTTCGATTCGTCTGGAAAAACGGGGACGTTCGAGGGCTACGCGAGTGTTTTCGGCGTGGTCGACAGCGATGGCGACATCATCATGCCTGGCGCTTTCAAAAAAGCGCTATCTAGCCAAAGCCGTCAGGTTGGAATGTTCTTCAACCATCGCACCTGGGAGCTTCCGGTAGGCAAATGGCTGTCGCTGGAGGAGGACAGCAAGGGCCTGCTTACCCGTGGCGAATTGACCCCGGGGCTATCGATGTCTACCGATCTACGCGCCGCTATGGAGCACAAGACGGTTGAAGGGATGTCTGTCGGATTCACGGTCCTGAAGGACGGCTTCGACCTGATCGGCACCGGGCGCGCCTTCAAAAATGTGCAAGCCCTGCGTGAGATCAGTATCTGCACCTTCCCAGCCAATGAGCAGGCAACCGTCGAGTCCATGAAGAGCCTGGAGTCGATCACCACTATTCGCGATGTAGAGCACTGGCTGAGGGATTCGGCCGGACTTTCTAAGTCGCAAGCCCTGGGCTTCATTGCCCGGATCAAGTCCGCAGTTCGGAGCGATTCCGAAGGTGGCGAAATCACCGCGATTCTCAATCGCCTCAAAACCTTCCCAACTGTAGGAAACTGAACCATGTCCGAATTGGCCCAGATCCAAAAGGCAATCGAAGACGCGCAAACGAACATGACCCAACTGTTCGAGGCGCAGAAGAAGGAAATCACCGAGACCGGCGCGATCAGCAAAAAGCTGCAAACCGAACTCCAAACCGTTCAAGAAGAACTGACCAAGTCCGGAACCCGACTGTTCGACCTCGAGCAGAAGCTGGCTAGCGGAAACCTGGACAACCCCGAAACCAAAAAGTCATTCGCCGAGCAGACCGCGCTCGATCTGCAGAAGTCCTGGGATGGCAAGTCGTCTGGTAAAGTCGACGTCAAAAGCTTCAACAAGCAACTCGGCAGTGGTGCTGGTTCTGCCGGCGCTTTGATTGAGCCTCAACGCAACGCCGGCATCTTGATGCCAGGCCTGCGCCGCCTGACCATCCGTGATCTGTTGGCCCAAGGCCGCATCAGTTCGAACTCCCTGGAATATGTTCGCGAGAACGTCTTCACCAACAGCGGCGCGCCGGTAGCGGAAGGCACACTGAAGCCAGAGTCCAATCTGACCTTCACCAAGGAAACAGCGAACGTCAAAACCATTGCCCACTGGATCCAGGCTTCCCGCCAGGTCATGGACGATGCGCCGATGCTCGAATCCTACGTCAACAACCGTCTTCTGTTCGGTCTGGCCCTGGTTGAAGAAGGCCAGTTGCTGAACGGTGATGGTACCGGCGACAACCTCATTGGGCTGAACACGGTCGCAGCCGCATACGACGCGACCCTCAACGTCACCGGTGACACTCGTGCGGACAAGATCGCGCACGCGATTTTCCAGACCAGCGAGTCCGAGTTTGAAGCCTCCGGCATTATCCTCAATCCTCGCGACTGGCACGCGATCGCGCTGCTGAAAGATGCTGATGGCCGTTACATCTTCGGTGGCCCGGCTGCGTTCGCTGCGAAGGTCATGTGGGGGTTGCCGGTCGTAGCGACCAAAGCCCAGGCCTTGGGCACTTTCACGGTCGGCGGCTTCGACCTGGCTTCACAAGTCTGGGACCGTATGGATGCAACCGTTGAGGTTAGCCGAGAAGATCGTGACAACTTCGTCAAGAACATGTTGACCATTCTCTGTGAAGAGCGTCTGGCCCTGGCTCACTACCGGCCAACCGCGATCATCACCGGTCCTTTCGCCACCGCACCGTAACCGAGGCCGGGGCAGGCAACTGCCCCGATTGAGCCATGATTAAGATTCGCGCGCTGCGCCAGTTTTCGCACTATCACGCTGGGAACTTCGATCAGTTCGAGGAAAGGTCCGTATCGGATGAGATCGCTCAAGCCTTGGTAGGCATGGAGTTGGCTGAAGAGGTCGAGCCCCCGGCTAAGTCCGCAACCGAAGCACCCAAAAAAACAGGCGGTAGAAAATGAGCATCCCCGTCACCGATCTACTGCCGATCGCTTTGATGCGCAAGCATCTGCGCGTCGACCATGAAGACGATGACGACCTGATCGAGCTCTACGCTGAGTCCGCCCTGGCTTGGGCGCTATGGTATTGCGACAACCCTGCACTTAAGTTGGTGACGGACTTCCCGGCTTCCTTCAAATCAGCGCTTTTGCTGCTGCTGGGGGAATCCTACGCGAATCGTGAAGCGGTTGCGGTCGGCACCACTGCCGCTGAACTTCATCCGGCCGTTGATTCGCTTCTGTGGGCTTCAAGGAACTGGCGTGGCGTGCTGGATCCTGAGCCCGAGGAGATACCATGAGAGCTGGCGATCTGCGTCATCGAGTCGAGCTGCAACGTGCGGTGTTCACGCAGGATCCGGTGAGTGGCGAAATGATCCCGGCCTGGGCACTCGTCGCCGAAGTCTATGCATCGATTGAAGCGCTGTCAGCTCGTGACTTCATTGCTGCTGCCGCGGTTCAGTCGAGAATAACAGCCAGGATTGTTATCCGGTATCGGCCCGATGTCGACGCGACCATGAGGATTCTCCACCGCACCAAAATTTACAAAATTGAAGGGGTTTTGGCAGATCCCAAAAGCGGGATCGACTATCTGACGCTGCCCTGCAGTGAAGGGGTGAACGATGGCTGAGGTGATCGAGTTCAAGATTGGCGGCCTTGAGTCGCTGCTGGGGAAGTTTGACGCAATTAGCTACGACACCAGGCGCAAGGGCGGGCGGGCGGCGCTGAGGAAGGCCGCTCAGTTGGTCGCTGATGCGGCTCGGCAGAACGCCACGGGCCTGAACGACCCGGAGACCAACACTGAGATCGCCAAGAACATCGCATTGCGCTGGAACAATCGCCTGTTCAAGCAGAGCGGCGACCTCGGTTTCCGTGTCGGGGTGCTGGGCGGCGCGAAGCAGAAGAACAACTATCACACCCGCCGGGGGCGTGCCGGCGGCACTTTCGAGACCGGTGGGGACCAAAGCAACCCCGGCGGCAACACGTTCTACTGGCGGTTCTTGGAGTTCGGTACAGCGAAAATGGCGGCGAAGCCGTTCATGCGAAAGGCTCTGGCGGACAACATCGACGCGGCCACGGCCATGTTCGTGTCGGAGTTCGATAAGGCCCTGGACCGAGCGATCAAGCGCGCAGCGAAGAAGGCGGGCCCATGAAGTACCCACCCATTTTCCAAGTGGCGGCGGCTGACCCGGCTGTGACCGCGCTGCTCGGTGTAAGCCCGACCCGGCTCTACCTGTTCGGGCTAGCGCCGGATAACCCTCCCGGCACGTACTGCGTCTGGCAGGTCATCAACGGCTCGCCGGATAACTACCTGGCCGGTCGCCCGGACGTCGAGAGCCACGCGCTACAGATCGATATCTACGCAGCTACAGCAGCTGAGGCTCGCGCCGCGGGCCAGGCGCTGGAGTATGCCGTGGAACTGTCCGCGTCGGTCTCCAGCTACAACGGAGAGGACCGAGACACCGAAACAGGCCGATACCGCTACAGCTTCAGTGTGGACTGGATCGTCCGCCGATAACCCAACCCCAGAAACCAGCCCGCCAAGTGCGGGTTTTTTTATGCCCGACATTTGGAGAACGCCATGTCGATCCTTTCCCAAGGAACCCAGATCTACGCGCTCGTGCCCACCATTGCGAATCCGGCTGTCTTCGAAATCCTTGAGATCGAATGCGCTACCGCTTTCAATCCGGGCGGCAACCCTGCTGACCAGATCGAAACAACGTGCCTGAGCAACAAGGTGCGGACCTATATGCGCGGTCTGCGCACTCCTGGCCAGGCGTCGTTGACGCTGAATGCCGATCCTCGCAACGCATCCCACGTTCGCCTGCATCAGTTGTCCGAAGACGACAGCATCGAGAGCATCAGTTGGGCGGTTGGCTGGTCTGATGGCGTCGACATCGTGCCGACGGTCGGCGTCGATGGCACGGTCTCGTCCATCGAAATTACCTCCGGTGGTACTGGGTACACCAGCGCACCTACTGTGGCCTTGACTGGCGGCGGTGGCACCGGCGCTCTGGCCACGGCCAGTATCTCCGGCGGCGCGGTGACCGGCATCACGATCACCAGCCCGGGGTCTGGTTATACCTCTGTTCCTACCGTTGCTTTTACCGGCGGCGCCGGTAGCGGGGCAGCAGCAACTGCTGAGCTTGGTGATGGGGGGCTTAGCCTGCCAAACACTCGAACCTGGTTCGTTTTCGACGGATATGTCTCCGACTTCCCGTTCGATTTTGCAGCCAATAGCGTGGTGACCACGGCAGCGTCCATTCAGCGTTCCGGCGGTTCTGCCTGGATCCGCAAGACCAGCGCTTAAGGGGGCTCGATGAAGCTGACACTCGAAAGTCTTAAGTCGGTCGGCGCCTTCACCGGCCGACCGGTTGAGAAGGAAATCAAATGGTCGCAGGGCGATGAAGAACTCACGGCCACCGTCTTCATCCGTCCGCTTGGCTATCAGGCAGCAATCAGCGATGTGACGGCTTTGAACGGAAAGCACGACAGCTTGGCCGGGCGCATAGCCGCAAGCGTGTGCGATGAAAATGGGGCTGCCGTTTTCACCGTCGGCGATATAACCGGTGATGCGGATCCCCAGCGAGGGGCGCTGGACGGGCGCCTGACGGTGGCGCTGCTGGCAGCAATCTTCGAGGTGAACAACCTGGGAAAGACGACGAGCTCACCGGCCTTGAAGAGCTCTGGCACGAACTCGCCATCACCTTCGGCTGCACGATCGCGGAAGCGCAAGAAAGACTGAGCCTCCGCGAGTTCAATCGGTGGGCGAAGTATCGCAAGGAGCGCGGGTCTCTGAATGTGGGCCTGCGGATCGAGCGCAGCGTGGCGATGTTGTCATCCATGTACGCCAACAGGATCACCAAGGACGGTGGCTTCAAGCCAGAGGATTTCATGCCTCATGCAGGTGAGCGCGTGCTGACGCTGGCTGAGGCGATGAAGGCGTGGGCTTAACGCACCGGTGGGAAGTTTTGATATCCTCGCGCCACTATTACGTGAGGGAATACCTATGTGGAAGCTACTTGCCGTTGCTGTTCCGGCTCTCTTCATTGCTGGATGTGGGGAGCCGAAGCTTGACGGAAGCTCGGAAGCCGCTTTGAAAAAGTCAGTGCAAGAAATCAATCAGAAGCTTCCGGCGGATAAAAAAATTCAGTTCGAGTCAGACCTCAAGCTGATAGCCCTTAGTGGGATGGATGTTCCCGCAATCATGCGGGGAGAAAAGAAGACGTCAGACCTAACGACAGGACTGTTGTCCAGCTTGGATGGAAAGACCGTCGATGAAGTTTCTTCAGCCGCAGCGGACATTAGGATTGCGCGGGAGGCAAAGGAAAAAGAGCAAGCGATTATTGAGATCGAAGAGCTCAAAAAGAAGAAGGTTGATTCGGAGTTGGCAAAAACTGAACTCCAAAAATTCACGGTATCGAAATCCAGATTCTATCTTCAAGAAGAAAAATACTCTCCACGTCCGAAGCCGATCATCGAGGTCACCGTAAAAAATGGGATGTCAGAGGCGGTTTCTCGTGCCTACTTTAAGGGCACTATCGCATCGCCCGGGCGCTCAATTCCTTGGCTGGTGGAAGACTTCAACTACGAAATCAGTGGTGGTTTGGAACCCGGCGAAGAGCAGTCGTGGACGCTGGCTCCAAATATGTTCAGCGATTGGGGAAAGGTGAACGCGCCAGCCGATGCGGTATTTACCGTAGAGGTCGTCCGTCTCGATGGTGCGGATAAAAACCCCATGTTTGGCTCAGGCCTGTTTACCGAAGAAAATCAAAAACGACTCGATCTCCTGACGACAAAATATCAGGGGGCAGTAAAGTAATCGGAACCCGCTTCGGCGGGTTTTTTTATGCGTGGAGAACTGAATGTCCAGCAAATCACTCGGCACGTTAACGCTGGACTTGGTTGCAAAAATTGGTGCTTTCACCGGGCCGCTGGACAAGGCAAGTCGGGAGGCAAAAAAGCGCAATGAAGAAATCAGCAAGTCTTTTAGCAGCCTGGCAAAAGGCGTTGGCTCAGCGATAGGCAGCATCCCCGCAGTTCTGACTGCTTTGGTGGTGCACTCGGCGAGTGTGGCGAAAGAAATATCTAACCAGTCAGCGCTGGCGGGGCTGGGGACCACCGATTTCCAGAAGTATGCGGCGGCAGCGAAAAGCGTCGGCGTTGAACAAGACAAGCTTTCCGACATTTTCAAAGACACCAACGATAAGCTCGGGGACTTCGCCAGTACCGGAGCTGGTGAACTGAAAGACTTTTTCGAGAACATCGCACCTAAGGTTGGGGTCACCGCTGACAGCTTCAAAAAGCTGAACAGCAAGGACGCTCTGGCCCTCTACGTCACCAGTCTAGAGAAAGCAAACGTCAGTCAGCAGGAAATGACGTTCTACATGGAGTCCATAGCGGATGACTCAACTGCGCTGGTGCCTCTTCTGCGCAATGGTGGTAAGGCTTTTGATGAGCTCGGCCAGGCAGCACTGAACGCTGGTGTGGTTATGGATGAGAGTACCATCGCGGCAGCAAAACAATTCGGTATTGAATTGCAAGGGCTGGGGCAATACATCACTGCTGGCAAGACTATGCTGGCAGCTGAGTTTCTTCCTGTGTTGGCGCAGTTCTCAAAGGACATGAATCAGTCGGCCAAGGACGCCGGCGGCCTTAAAGGGGTTGTCGGTGATCTCGGTGACAAACTGGTCGAAACCTCAGCATTCGTAATCAGTGCTGGCGATGGCGTGGTGCGCGTATTCGACATCCTGGGCAACACGCTGGTGGGGCTTTACTCCACGGCAGTCGCTCGAATGTCGTCGCTTATGAGTAGCTTGGCCACGGGCCTTGCTGCTGTCACCATTGGCGATACAGCGGACCAGTTTATTGCTGATAGTGAGCGCCTGAGCAACGAGGCCGCTCTCAACTTCAGCATCGCCGCCCAGGCCGCGGCGAGTATCGATGAAAGCCTCACTGCTCCATTGGCAGGTGACAAATTCAGGCAATACGTACAGGACGCCAAAAAGGCCGCCGCTGAGGTTGCGGCGGCCACAAAGAACGTAACCCCCGGTACCGGCACGGGCATTGATCCAGTAGCTCGCGAAAAGGCGAAGAAAGCTGCGCAGGAGGCTGAGGCTTCTGCGAAGAAAATCAACGACACCTTCAAAAACTCGGAGACAGATCTGCAGCGTCAGATTGCCCTGATCAATACCTCGGCGGATGCTCAAAAGAAAGCGACTGAGGTCGACAAGCTTCGCTTCGAGATCGCATCAGGCAAGCTTGTCGGCATCAATGCCGACCAGCAGAAGCGCCTTCAAGGATTGGCCAAGGAACTGGACGCTCTCCAGAAACTAAAGCTTGCGAACGAAGAGGAAGCAAAATCTGCTGCATTCCTGGCAAGCCTGAAGGCAGCGAACGCCACGACAAAATCCGGGTTTGACATGGAGTTGGCTGGCGCAGGGATGGGCGATGAGGCTCGTGATCGGCTCCAGCAGGACCTGGCGATACAGCAGGACTACAACGACCAGATGGCCGACCTGCAGAAGCAGATGAACGCCGGGGATATCACGGCGGAACTGTACGCAGCTGAGACCGGGATGCTCAAGGACGCGCTGACAGAGCGAATGGAGCTGCAGCACGAGTATTACGAAAGTCTTGATGCTGCCCAATCCAACTGGATGGACGGTGTCAATGAGGCCTGGGCCAACTTCGCCGATGTGGCGACTGATCATTCGCAGATGGCAGCGGACATGACCTCGACAGCCCTGGGCAGTGCGAGCAGCAATCTGGGGACATTCTTTTCTGATGTCGCAACAGGTGCTGAGGATGCGGGGGACGCTCTCGGCGATATGATTGCCGGCTTCGGGAAGTCAATGGTCAACGCTCTTTCCGACATGGCTGCTCAATGGCTGGTGTACCAGGCGGTCCAGTTGATTGTTGGCAAGACCACACAGAGTGCCGCGGGCCTGGCAATGGTCGCGAACGCCCAGGCGACATCCGCACAGGCCGCTCTTGCCGCTTACGCATCTACCGCTGCGATTCCTATCGTTGGTCCGGCGCTCGCCCCAGGGGCTGCTCTGGCGGCCCAGACGGCAACCATTCCAATGGTGGCGGCAGTATCAAGCGCCGCGCTTGCCGGTATGGCCCACGATGGCATCGACGCAGTTCCAGAAACCGGCACCTGGCTCCTTGAAAAGGGTGAGCGGGTAACCACCGCCGAGACCAGTGCCAAGCTGGACCGCACACTTGAAAGGATCAATTCTGCAGATGGAATGGCTTCCAGCGGTAGTGCCTCGATCAGCATCAGCGCCCCGATCTCGGTCCAGGCCCAGAAGGGCATGAGCGATAAGGAAGCCCAGCAGCAAGGCGAATCGATGGGCCAGGCATTCACCGCCGAGGTTATCCGCATCATTCAAGGTGAGACGCTGCAAGGCGGCGTTCTCTGGAGGCGTGTGTGATGGCTGAAACCTTCACTTACTGCATCCGTGTTGGTGCGGACGGCGACATCTCCCAACGGACCTGGGAGAACGAATTCGGCGATGGATACACCCAGGCCGGCGGGATCGGGATCAACACGAAGTCGCAATCCTGGGATATCAGCGCCGTGGGCCGATTGGTTGCGGGCGATGATCTGCTGGGCATCCGTGATTTCCTCGATCGCCACGAAGGCTACAAGTCGTTTATCTGGACACCGCCAGGCGGAGCCCAGGGCAGATACAGCGCGAACGGCTACAAGCTGACAGCCGGTGGTGCTGGGATTTTCACTTTGTCTGCCACCTTCAAGCAGGTCTACAGGCCCTGATCCACCTCGACCACCAACCCCGCCCCGTGCGGGGTTTGTTGTTTCTGGAGTCCCATGAATTACAACGCCGATATTCAAAAGCTCGAGCCGGGCAACCAGATCCGACTGTTCGAGCTCGACGCCACGCGCCTGGGCGCCAACTTGTGGCGGTTCCACGGCCACGCCCAGGAGGGCGACATCATCTGGCAGGGGCAGCTTTATTCGCCACTCCAGATCACTGCGAAGGGATTCGACATCCGCGGCGATGGCCGGCCGGCATCCCCAACCCTGCAAATCGCCAACGAGCTTGGCGGTGTCCGGGGCGCGCTCACGGCCCTGTGCTTGCAGTTCCGCGACCTGGCGGGCGCCAAGTTCACCGTGATCGAAACGTTCCGGCACTATCTGGACGCGGCGAACTTTCCTGACGGCAACCCCACGGCGAGCAACCAGAGCCGGCGAAACCTCTGGTACATCGAGCAGAAGACGGAAGAGTCGTTCGACTCCCTGACCTTCTCGATGTCCAGCCCCACGGACATGGAAGGGCAGATGCTTCCCAGCCAGCAGATCACCAAGCTGTGCCGGTGGGCGTGCCGGGGCGGTTATCGCGGCGAGGCATGTGCCTACACCGGAACCACCATGTTCACCAAAAAAAATGAGCCCACCGACAACCCAGCCCTGGACCAGTGCGGCGGGTGGTGGAGTAGCTGCAAGTTGCGCAGCAACACGCGTCGGTTCGGCGGCTCCATGGGCGCAAGCCTGATCGCAAGCTCGAGGTAACCCATGCGCATCAACCAGAAATTGCAAGACGAGATCCGCGCCCACGCCGCGCGAGCCTACCCGGCCGAGGCGTGCGGCCTGCTGGTGAGGACCGAAGCGGGACGCCAGTACGTGCCATGCGCCAACCGGGCCAAGTCGGAGCGGGAGAACTTCCAGATCGATGAGCGCGACCAGGCGGCGGCCGAGGACCTGGGCGAAGTGCTGGCGATCATCCACAGTCACCCCGACAAAGCGCCGACGCCGAGCATGGCCGACCGGGTGAGCTGTGAACTGCACGAGTTGCCCTGGGGAATTGTGGGATGGCCGGGCGGCGAGTTCGCTTGGTTCAAGCCTGAAGGCTTCCAGGCGCCGCTGCTTGGCCGGGATTTCTCCCATGGCCTGCTGGACTGCTGGGGCGCCTGCCGCGATTGGTACGCCCGCGAGGCGGGCCTGCAGCTACCGAACTTCGAACGCCAGGACCTGTGGTGGGAAGACGAAGGCGGCCCGAGCCTGTACGAGGACAACTTCAAGGCCACAGGCTTCTACCAAGTGGAGACGGCGCAACGTGGCGACATGCTGGTGCTCCAGGTGCCGACCCCGGGCCGGTCGTGTTTCCACCCGAACCATGCGGCGATCTACCTGGGCGATGACCCATCGCTGCACAGCGAGCCAGCGCCCGCCCTGGGCGGATCGGGTCCATTCATCTACCACCACATGCCCGGGCGCCTGGCCGCGCGCGAGGTTTACGGCTGGTCGATGGCCAGTCGGGTGAAACTGATCCTTCGTCACAAGGACTACCGCCCATGACGATGACGACCATCAAGCTGGGCGGCGTGCTGGGTAAGCGCTTCGGCCGCCAGTACCGGCTGGACCTGCACGGGTTCCGGGATGCGATGAACGCGCTGTGTGTGATGAAGCCTGGCTTCGAGAAGTTCCTGCGCACCGCCGAAGAGCGGGGCCTGGTGTTCGCTGTGTTCATCGACGAACGAAACATCGGCGAGCAAGAGCTGGACCTGAAAGGCGCTGGCGCCGAAGTCATCCGGATCATGCCCATCATCCAGGGCAGCAAGTCGGCGGGCATCTTCCAGACGATTCTGGGCGTAGCGCTGATCGTGGCCGGCCTCTTCACTGGCGGCACGACCACCGGCCTTGGCATGGGCTTGCTCGTCGCCGGCGCTGGCGTCGCGCTGGGCGGCGTGGTGCAGATGCTGTCACCAACCACGAAGGCCAACACGGCCGACAAGAACGAGGACGGCAACAACCCCAGCTATGGCTTCGGCTCGGCCGTGACAACTATCGCCCAGGGCAACCCCTACCCGTTGCTCTACGGAGAGCGGGAGATTGGCGGCGCCGTGGAGTCAGGGGGGATCTACACCCAGGACAACATCTGATTTTTCAGAAACACCCAACCCGCTTCGGCGGGTTTTTGCATTTTTGGAGGAGCGCATGGGCGCAGTTGCGAGAAAGGCCAAGGCAGTCAGCGGGGCAAAGGGCGGCCAGTCGAAACCGAAGCAACCGAGCATCGCGTCGAACAGCGTTCCGTCCCTGGCCACGGCCAGGCTGGTCTACATCTGGAGCTGGGGCCCCATCGTTGGTCCGGTTGATGGTCTGCGCTCAGTGCGGCTCGACGGCACGCCGATTCAGGCTCAGGACGGCACCATCAACTATCCAGGCGTGAAATGGCAGTTCCGTTCCGGCGAGCTGAACCAGGAGCGCCTGGCGGGCGTCACCGAGTCGAGCAACGAAATTGCCGTTGGCCAGGAGTTGCGCACCACCACCCCGTGGCTGCACAGCATCAACAACTCCATGATCGATGCGGCACGGGTGCGCCTCAGTTGGCCCACGCTGCAACGTCAGGATGCCAGCGGCAACATCAACGGTGTCCGGATTGAATACGCCGTGGATGTCTCGACCGACAACGGTCCCTATGTCACGGTGCTGACATCGTTCGTCGACCGCAAGAACGTCACCAAATACGAGCGCTCCCATCGGATCGAGTTGCCCGACGGCAGCCAATGGACTTTGCGCGCCCGGCGCCTGACGCCGGAGGCCAACAGCTCTCTGGTGCAGGACAGCATGTTCGTCGAGGCGGTGGCCGAGCTGGTCGACAGCGATCAGGAATACCCACTGACGTCGGTTGGCTGCATCGAGTACGACGCCCAGCAGTTCGGCGGCGATATCGCCAAGATCGCGGTGTTGATGCGCGGCCGCATCGTGCGCGTGCCGACCAACTACAACCCCGAGACCCGGACCTACGCCACCGCCGGCGCTGGTACCAGCGGCGGGATATGGGACGGCACCTTCAAAGAGGCCTACACCAATAACCCTGCCTGGGTCTTCTATGACCTGGTGCTGCACCCATACTACGGCTTGGGCGAGCGTATCGACGCGACCATGGTGGATCGGTGGTCGCTTTACCGAATAGCACAGTACTGCGACCAGATGGTCCCGGACGGCAAGGGCGGCCAGGAGCCGCGCTTCACCTGCAATCTGTATTTCCAGAAGCAGGCCGAGGCCTATGCCGTGCTCCAGGACCTGGCTTCCATCTTCCACGGGATGGCCTACTGGGATGGCAGCCAGATCGTCGTCAATGCCGATATGCCTGGCGATCCAGTTTTCAGCTATAGCCCATCGCAGATCCTCAACAATGGCGCCATCAAGTACGACGGCACCCGCTGGCGTGATCGCCACACCGTAGCGATGGTGTCCTGGGACAACCCTGACCAAGGCTTCGAAACCGACAAGGAGCCGGTGTTCGATAATGAGGCGCTGAGCGAGCTGGGTTCTGTGCGAGAACTGGGCGTCGAGGCGATCGGCTCTACCTCCCTCGGCCAGACACAGCGCGCCGGCCAGTGGGCGCTGATGACCGAGCAGTTGCAAACCCGTGGCGCTACGTTCCGGGTTGGCCTGGACGGCGGTATTCCAAAGCCCGGCCAGATCATTGCCGTTGGCGATCCAATGCTTGCCGGCCGGGCGAATGGTGGTCGAGTCTCGTCTGTCGTTGGCAAGGTCGTGACGCTCGACCGTGACGTTGTCATACCGACTGGAGCGCGCCTCTACCTCAACCTGCCCAGCGGCAAGTCCGAGGCGCGGGTCATCAACTCGGTGTCTGGCCGGGCTGTCACCGTGGCTGCGAACTACAGCGAGGTTCCCGAGCCTGAATGCGGTTGGGTGATCGACTTCGACGACCTGAAGGTCATGCAGTTCTACGTGCGCAACGTCACTCGTCCCGAGTGGCACCAATTTCAGCTGGAAGTGATCCAGCACGAACCGAGCAAGTTCCCTTTCATCGACAACGGCGCCGTGGTTGACCCTCGGCCAATCAGCGGCATCCCGGTCGGCACGCAGGACGCGCCGGCCCGGGTGCTGATCAGCCAGCACGTGGTCATCGAGCAGGGCATCGCCGTCACGGCCATGACCATTGCCTGGGATGCGGCGCCTGGCGCGGTGGGGTATGACGTCGAATGGCGGTGGGGCGCCCGGGAGTGGATCAAGGTCCCGCGTACGGGGGAATTGTTGGTGGACGTCCGGGGCATTTACTCCGGCCAGTACCTGGCCCGCGTACGCGCGGTCAGTGCCATGAACGTCTCGTCGATCCCAACCACGTCGGTATTGACCGACCTGGAGGGTAAAACCGGCCTGCCGCCGGCGGTGACGCACCTGACGGCAACCTCACTGTTGTTTGGCATTGGCCTCAAATGGGGATTCCCTGCTGGCGCCGAAGACACCCAGCGGACAGAGATCTGGTATGGCCCGACCAACGCGCTGGAGAACGCCACGAAGCTGGCCGACCTGGCGTATCCCCAGAACGACTACAACCTGCAAAGCCTGCTGGCCGGGGCCACGTTCTTTTTCTGGGCGCGCCTGGTGGACCGCACCGGGAACATCGGGCCATGGCACCCAGTCGGCAACGGGGTGCTGGGCCAGGCCAGTTCGAACGCCGGGCCGATCCTTGATTTGATCAAGGGGCAGATCACGGAAACGGAGCTCGGTGAGGATCTGCTCACGGAAATCGAGAAAATACCCGGCCTCCAGGACCAGATCGACGCGCTCGACGACATCCTGCTCTATGACCCGGCCAAGACCTATGTCAAAAACGACATCGTTCGTCAGGGACAGCGGCTGTACCAGGCCAAGGGGCCCGTGCCGATTAACAAGCCGCCGCCAAACACCACCTACTGGCTCGATGTGGGACAGTCGGTCGAGACGGCCAATGGCCTGGCGCAACAGGTGGCGACCAATACCGCTGACATTACCGAGATCGACGGCGTGGTCACCGCCCAGGCCACGGCCTTCGAAGCCTTGCGGGCAGCGTATCGAGACGACAACGGTGAAGGGGAGTTGGCCGATGCAATCAAGGGGTGGACCAGCACCGCGGCTATAGCCTCGGAGAGCAGCGTTCGAGCCTCTGAAAACGAAGCCTCGGCCCGGCGCCTGACCACTTTGGATGCCCAGGTGGCCGGCACCGCGGCGAACGTCACCCTGCTGGAACAGGCGGTCGTCACCAATCAGCAGGCCACGGCGCAGCAGCTTTCCCAGATCAGTACCACCGTTGGCCAGCAACAAACCGCTATCCAGCAGAACACGTCGATCATCAACGATGTGAACGGGAAGGTGAACGCGAGCTGGTCCGTGAAGATGCAGTACAACTCCGGAACAGGGCAATACATCACCGCAGGCGTTGCCTTGGGCATCGAGAACGGCCCGGCCGGCCTGCAAAGCCAGTTCCTCGTGAGTGCTGACCGGTTCGCGATTGTGAACACCATCGCTGGCGGCGCCGTGTCGGTTCCGTTTGCGGTCCAGGGCGGCCAGGTGTTCATGAACTCGGCCTTCATCCAAGACGGCAGCATCACGATGCTGAAGATCGGCCAGTACCTGCAATCGGATAACTACGTTGCCGGCTCGCAGGGCTGGCGCTTGGATAAAGCCGGAAACCTGGAGTTCAACGGTCCAGCACCTGGCGGTGGGCGCCTGACCATGACCAATCGCGCGATCAAGGTCTACGACGAAAACGGCGTGAAGCGCGTGCAACTTGGAGATCTTTCGGCATGAGTTACGGGCTGGAAATCCGGGATGAGAACGGCAACGTCACGCTCGATCCATCGTCGTTCACGATGAGAGTTGTGTATAGCGGTGTAGTCACTGGAAGTAACTCAAAAAACTTCCAAACTATATCTGTACCCGGGCTGACACCAACCAACGGGACTGCCTTTGTAGTCCCGATTGGGAGTTACGATATTAATCTGGCTTCGCAGCTTGAAACGGAAGTTATAACCGATGCTGTCCGCGTTTATAGCTATGTTCGTGGTCGCGAGCAGTACAGTAGTACCACTGGCGTAACAATGCGTCTAATCGCCATAAGGTTTTCCTAATGTCTTTCGGACTAGAATTCAAAAACGATAGCAATGTCGTGACTGTAGATTCCGAGTTCACTCGACTCGTTGTTTTGGCGAAGGGTACTTATTCGCCGACACAAGAGTCTGGGCTAGGGTCTGTAACATCGTTCCCACGAACCATTACCAGCCAGGAACCGCCGTTAGTATTTGTCCGTCCTGCCGGAAGTAGCGGCATAGCTGGTCTGTGCTTGATGCGGGTAATCGGATCCCCCGGCGCTTGGACCGGCTTTTACGTACGGGCCTACAACGAAAATACCTTGCAACCAAACGGTTCATACTTCGCTTGCGGGTTCGCAGCCACTGCACTTGCAGATTTTGGGATGAGGATTTGGGATGGTAGCTCAAAGCTTTTGTTTGATAGCGGCACCCCATACGCTAGATTTACAAGGTCTTTCCAGAACTGGACATATATAAAAAGTGATAACACCTCCCAGGGGGTGACCCGAAGCTATTACCGGGTCAATTTTGATTTCCCGGTTGGCGAATACATGCTCATCAACACGTTTAGCATGCACATGCTGGCTGATGATGGACTCAATCGGTCGCTATATTGTTGGTGGGACTTTTCTGGCGGGAATCTTTACGCGATAACAGTTGGGCCGTCCAATCCAATTGTATTCTTCATGCCCGCTGTATTTGCGAAACTATAAAGGAAATTTTATATGCCCTGGTATAAAGCGGGGACGGTCAACGTCACCCTGAATTCCAATGCCGTTACAGGCACTGGCACCGCCTTCATCGTAAACAGCCGGGTCGGTGATGCATTTCGTGGGCCGGATGGCCGGTGGTATGAGGTCACCAACGTAGCGAGCAACACGGCGATCTCCATCGATCCTCCGTACATCGGCGCGACGGCATCTGGCGGCAGCTATGCGCTGGCACCCATGCAGGGCTACGTCAAGGATTCAGCTGATGCGCTTAGATCCATCGTGAACGCCTACGGCACCCAGCTCGCAGCCCTCAAGACCACCGGCAACTACGACGTGCTGCCGCTCAACAAGGGTGGTACTGGCGGTACGGATCTCCAAACCGCACGCGAAGGTCTGGGGCTTGGGACGGCCGCACCAGCCACGCTGACTACCTCCGCGGCTGATTCGACAGTCGGCCGCGTCCTCAGGGTCGGTGACCACGGTATCGGTGCTGAATCGTTGAATAGCGTGGCCGGGACCACTATCGATGCTCTCAGGTCCAATGGGTTCTATTATGTTGCGTCAGGCGCAAACCAGGGCAGCGCCCCTTCCTCTACTAACGGTTACCTTTGGA